CTTCATAAGATTCACAAAGTGATATTCCACGTTGGCAAACCTCAGCTATAATTTTTGAAAACTCATCATTCGAAATAATTACCGGTAAAGACTTTGTTTTTTGGTTTGATTTGTCGGTTAATGTTTTGGCCGTTTTCGCCTTTTCATTAATTAAAGTTTCTGGATCATAAGTAACATATCTTAATGAAGCAACATTTTGAGGGGCAGGATCACAAACTAAACCATAAGTATTAAATAAATACGCCCTTATCCAATTAAATGATTCTTTGTGTTTATCCTTTTGAATTTTAAATATTGGTACAAACCCAAGTCCAGAAACAGAAGAAAACAAAGGTAGCAAAAAAATAACTATTGGTACATTATACCATTATGTTAAGTCTGCAGGCATTGAGGTAAAATCACAAAACAAACAAGCCGTGGCAATTGCAACTATGGCTAAAAAATCAAATCGTTCAAAAGAGGGAGTAACTAATTCAATTATTGAACTTACTGGAACAAATCAAGCGACTGCAGAGCAATTAGTTGATGAAGTTTTTAGGCGTTCTGATATTAATATTGAATCTGTTAGTAAGGACCCAGAAAAATTAATTGAAAACATTTGCACCTTTATTGCTCAAAATTATAATCTTAGAAAAAACCTCATCACTCAAATTGTTGAAAATTCTGGTAACCCATTAACAAAAGAGTCTTTTAACACCATGTATTTAAAAATTAGGTCGGTTTTTAACAGTACCTCAGTTTCCTTTGATCTTATAGAGCGAATTGTCCTTTCAGAATTTACACCAACTTATAATCCAATTTTAGACTACATTAATAAACACCGACATTTAAAAACAACGGGTAATATAGATAAACTTATTGCCACAATTGAAACACCTACACCAAATTATCAAATTTTTGTACGTAGATGGCTTATTGGAATCGCTGCAGCTTTAAATGGTTTGCCAGTTCGTTATGTGCTTGCACTTTGCGGAGGTCAACATTCTGGAAAAACTGAGTGGTTTAGAAGATTATTACCGGGTCCTCTTAAAAGATATTATGCTGAATCAAAACTCGATGCTGGAAAGGATGATGATATTTTAATGTGCCAGAAACTTATTGTAATGGATGATGAACTTGGTGGAAAATCAAAAAAGGATGAAAAGAGATTTAAAGAATTGACATCAAAAGATTGGTTTTCTTTGCGCGTTCCTTATGGCAGATATAATGAAGATTTTAAACGTTTGGCTATTCTTTGCGGCACCTCAAACCCAACTGATATCATGAGCGACCCGACAGGCAACACTCGATATTTGCCAGTTGAGGTAATTTCTATAAACAAAGATGCTTACAACGAAATAAATAAGGATGAGTTATTTATGGAAATTATACGGGCCTACGAAAGTGGAGAAGAATGGCAATTGTCTAAATCTGAAATGGCAGACCTTATGTCAACATCTGCAGCTTTTGAGGAAATACCATTTGAACGAGAGTTAATTAATACTCATTTTGAAAACACTGGTTATGGGTCACACCTTAATTTAACGGCAACAGAGATTAAGGACCATATAGAATTGCACTCAAAGCAAAAAATAGTAAATATGAAGCGTTTTGGGATTGAACTTAAAAAGATATTTGGAAAATCTAAGCCAATGAAACGGAATGGGCAAATGTCATATTGCTATCAAGTTTTTAAAGTAATTAAGGACCAAAATTTGCAAAGTTCAATCCAAAATGCACAACAAGATGAATTTGCATAGCCAAAAAATTAAAAACCGTTTTTCAACCCTTTACCCTTTACCGCCTACTTACACTAAGAACATAGAGTTAAAGTAAAAGGTAGAAATCAACATTTGAAAGAAAGTTTATCATAGCAAAAAAAATATTCACCATGACATCACTCATATATTCACAGATACTTTTATTAAAATCTACCTTTTCTACCTTTTACCCTTTTACCGCTTACTCTACCAACACATTCAAAAATAATAACCATTTTACTTACCCTTTTACTACCTTTTACCAATGTCAAATATATTAGAAGAAAAAATACAACAACAATTTTTCGTTTACTTCAATAATAAGTATTGCCTTAAATTCCATAATCCACGTTGGTTAATACTTCATATACCGAACGAGGGGGCTAACAATGCGCACTTAACTAAATTAGGATTGTACCCAGGAGCTTCAGATAATTTAATAATTGATCCAAATGGCCGCGCTTACTTTGTTGAATTAAAAATGAAGAATAAAAAACAAAGCCCAAACCAAAAAGACTTTGAAGCACATTGCAAACAAACCGGAGTGCCTTATTACTTAGCTGATAATATTGAAGATGCTATTTCTATTGGGGAAAGTATAGTGCAAAAATATCTTTCCACTTGCATATTAAAATAATTTGTATCTTTGTGGGGTGAAAGCAGACCAGGAAAAGCAGATTGAATTTATATTAACTGAGTTAAGAAAAGGCTCAGAAAGGTCAAATATTTTACAAAAGTTTGCAAAAAGTTACAAATCAAGTACAAAAACATTTGATAACCGATTAAAGATTGCAAAGGAGCGTTATTCAGATGAGGTTAAATTGATTCAAGAACGTTCAAAGGTACTAAGTGAAGAAGCGGCTATCAAAGCCTCGTTAGAAACGCTTTCTGTTGCTGAGCGAATTGATTTGCTTGTTAAAATGGCTAAAGGCGAAATTAACATTGAACAAGAAGTTGCAACCAAAGAAGGAATCACAACAATAACCGTCAAGGCATCCCATTCAGACCGCCGCGCAGCCATTGCCGAACTCAACAAGATGGATGGAAGTTATGCGGCAACGAAAACGGATATTACAGTAAAACAAGAACAACCTTTATTCCCAGATACAAAATGAAATCACTATTAACTTTATTACTAGCCTTATTTTTATTTAGTTGCTCAAAAGAAAACATCCTGGAGCCAACAATTGAGAATAAACCTCAACCGATCGAAGTAACAACCGTAACCATTAACACCTACGGATGGATGCAAGATTATAAGTTAAAATACAAGCGCACTAGTGGATGGTGCGACACTATCATTAAGCAAGCGCATTATTCAGTTCAATATCAATGCAACAACAACGAGTTGTTTCACCCCGTAACCGTTAGCAATGTTGAAACTTATGATAAAGATACATTGGCGCTTTCGATAACAGTAAATACAACTATTGCTACATTTACGGTAATTAACAAATGTGAGGCTCAAATTCATTTGCAGCCAAACCAAGCACTGTAATTTATGTTTCAAAGGACCACAGCTATAAACAAGCTGCTGGCAATGAAAGCCCGCAAACGTGTTGTGCAAGGTGGCACATCTGCTGGCAAAACATTTGGCATCATTCCAATTCTCATTGACTATGCCACTAAACACCCGCGAGAATTAACAACCGTGGTTGCTGAATCAATACCAGCCGTTAGAAATGGAGCGGTTAAGATATTCCAGGATATCATGTTTGATACAAACCGATGGATTGAGGACCACTGGCGAAGCAACCCAATGGAGTATAAATTTGCAAACGGTCATGTAATTCAATTTACTGCTTTTGATTCAGTTGGTAAGTCAAAGGCGGCTGGCAAAAGAAACGTATTATTTCTTAACGAGGCCAATCACATCAACTTTGAGATAGCTGATGCGTTGATGGTCCGTTCTAATCAAATATGGATTGACTTTAACCCGGACAATGAATTTTGGGCGCACACTGAAATATTAACTGAAAAGGACAGCGAGTTCTTATTATTAACTTATTTAGACAATGAGGCATTACCAAATGAAATACTTTCAGAATTAAACACCAAATTAGCCAAAGCATATTTTAATCCGTTTGGGGATAGGTCCGACCCGCTAAATGTAAAAAACGAATATTGGCACAACTGGTGCCGCGTTTATATTGATGGTTTAGTCGGTACATTACAAGGCGCAATATTTCAGAATTGGACTAGCGGACCATTTGACGATTCACTCCCATTTGTTTACGGTTTGGATTTTGGATTTAGCAATGACCCGGATGCTTTGTTAAAAATTGCAGTTGATAAAAAACGAATGAAAATATATTGCCATGAAGAAATGTATAAGACTGGCAATAGCACGGAACAATTAACCGATGCTTTAAAACAGCGTGTTGGTGGTAAATCATTAATAATTGCCGATAGTGCCGACCCTAGAACAATTAATGATTTAAGGCAAAGAAATATTAACATTATTCCAGCAGTAAAAGGCAAAGACAGTGTGCGAAGTGGTATAAAAAGGCTGCAGGACTATGAAATTATAGTGACTGATGAAAGCATTAACCTAAAAAAAGAATTGCGCAATTATATTTGGCATGACAAAAAGAGCGAAACTCCTATTGATGCATATAATCACTTAATTGATCCTTTGCGTTACGGCTTTGAATATTTAGTCCCACTTTCCACCCTCGCAATCGGCTAAAAAAATAAATTTGCGATTATTGCAAAAATAATTCATACATTTGCGATAAATAATAATTGAAAAATATCTTTTTTGCGATATTTGCAAATAATAATTATCTTTGAGCCATGAATTTTATCCAAAAGGCAGTCGGTAAAATAGCTTTAAAAGCCCTATCATATAGCGGCACACTATCATTAACCGAGCATGACAAAGAAATTATATTCCATCAATTAGGTGGGTTTATGCCTTTAAATTGGGAAAACAACTCAAATATTCAAGTAAGAGAGGGATATTCTCAAAACGTTGATGTTTACGCAATTGTTAAAAAGATAGTTGATATCAGCAAGTCAACACCGTGGATAGTTGAACGCAAGCAATATAACGGAAATTGGAAAGTATTAGAAAACACAACCATACATGAATTGATGGATGCACCAAATATGACAAAGGGTTATACTTGGAATGACATTGAAGAAATGGTATTACTGTACTTGTTGATTACTGGCAATACTTATATGGTTGGTAATACTCAATTCAATAGCACATTGATTGAGGAAATAGACATTTTGCCAAGTCAAGCGATAAACATTTACAACCGAAACTTAAACTTCTTTTCACCTCAACTACAATACCAATTTAATTTCGGTGGTACCAGCAGAGTTTATTCACAGGATGAATTGAAGCACATTAAGTTTTACAATCCAAACTTACAAAACTTTGATTATGGTTTAAGCCCTATTCAAGTTGCTGCCAATGTTGTTCAAGTTGGCAACGAGCGATGGATTGCAGATGCTTCAATATTAGGAAACAAGGGCGTGAGCGGTTTGGTTTCTGATGGTTCAGATAACCCAATGACAACAGATGAAGCAAAAATAGCAGGTGACGAACTACGCAAAAAGATGGGAGGCGCTCATAAGTTTGGGCGTGTGATGGTTACTAATAAAAAGTTAACTTATGTACCTATTGGACTGAGCCCAGCCGATATGCAATTGCTTGAAAAGGGAGTTGTAACAACACGTACTTTGTGCAATGTTTTAGGACTTGATAGCAGTTTATTTAATGATCCTGCAAACAAAACTTATAACAACCGACTAGAAGCAGAAAAGGCAATGTACACAAATTGCATTATACCTTTGAGCGATAAAATAAGCGAGGCGTTTACTTCATGGATTTGTGCAAATCATTTTCCAATGCAAGAGGTAAGGATGCGCCAAGATTTTAGCGGTGTTGAATGTTTGCAAGGAAATAAAAAAGAAGAAAGCGAAATTGATAAAATCAAAGCGCAAACAGTAAGAAATCAATTCAAGAGCGGATTTATAACCTACAATAAAGGACTTGAATATTTAGGGCAGCCACGTGTTGATGGTATGGATATGTACTATTGGCAGATGGATGATGCAATGAGAGTTAAATTTGATTTTAGTGAACCAAAAACAAATACAGATGAGCAAAACTAAAACAAAAGCAGAATTAGAAGCAATTAAAGATAAAAAGCTATCAACTAAATTGGTAAAGAAATAATGAAAAAATTTGCATCAAAAGAAGAAAAGTGGGAGTTCTTGAAAAAGAATAAAGACCTCATCATAGCAGAAAAAAAAGCGGCCACAAAGTTAGCCGATTGTGTTGCTTATGCTTTACCAACCGAATATAAAAAGGACGGTGTGACAAAGGCGCTTATTGATGATATTGACATGCCGGATGATGTTGAGGTTATCACTGCAAAAGTTGTAATCAACACCACAAATCTAGTTGACAGCCATGACGATTGTCATATTCCTGGATTGTGGAAGAAATCGTTAAACGAAACTAAGTCTTTTTATTTGCTGCAGGAGCATCGAATGTCATTTGATAAAGTAATCAGTGATACTATCAATGCAAGCACAAAGAAATTCACATGGGATAAATTAGGATTTGATAATTTACAAGGAGAAACAGAGGCTTTGATATTTGAAGCTGAAATCAGCAAGGACCGCAATGAATTTATGTTTAACCAATACATAAACGGATGGGTTAAGGAACACTCTGTTGGTATGAGATACATTAATTTATATTTGTGTATCAACTCCCCATCAAAGCAATTTATGGAAGAAAAGGCAAACTGGGATAAGTACTATCCAATGGTGGCCAATAAAGATTATTTAAAAGATGATGAATATTTCTGGGCTGTTACCGAGGCTAAAATCATTGAGGGAAGTGCTGTTTTAAAAGGCAGCAATTTTGCTACTCCAACAATATCGGTAACAATCCCTAAAAACAATATTGAGCCGTCAAATGACACTCAAACACCCGAAGCCGCGCACGCACTTCAACAAGAGAACAAAAAACAATTATTAATCAAATTCATTAAAAACTAAAAACAAAATGAAAGAATTAAATTACAAGCCGTGCAACGCAAACTCAATGAAGATTGCTCACGCGAAAAGAAAGCAAACATTGAGCCGCGT